GGAATCGCCAACCAAGGCGGTGAGCCCAGCGCCAGGCAGGCCCGCGAACTCGAACGCGCCCGTGCAGCGGCGACGCGTGCGGAGGACGCCTACCGTCGCCAGCGCTCGGCCGTCGATGAACTGAGCACCTCTTTGCAGCGTGCGGGCGTCAACACCCGCGCCATGGGCAGCGAGTCCGCGCGCCTCGGCAGCCAGCTGGAGACGCTCCGATCCCGCACCGAAGCCCTGACGCGCGCCCAACAGGCACAGGCCCGCAACCTGGAGAGCCGCAGCGCCTACCGTGCCCAGATGATGGATGCGGTGGCCTTGGGCGGTGCGCTCTATGGCTTGGTGCAACCGGCTGTCCAGTTTGAGTCGGTGATGGCGGACGTCAAGAAGGTGGTGAACTTCGACACGCCGGATCAGTTCGGGCAGATGAGCAAAGATGTGCTCTTGATGTCGACCCGCATTCCGATGGCCGCTGACGGCATTGGCGCCATTGTCGCGGCGGCCGGTCAGGCCGGCATCGCCCGCGAGGAGTTGCTGCGCTTTGCCGAGGACGCCGCCAAGATGGGCGTGGCCTTCGATCTCTCGGGCCAGCAGGCAGGCGCGGCCATGACGGGCCTGCGCTCGATCTTCGGCCTCACCCAGGACGAGGTGGTGAAGCTCGGCGACGCCATCAACCACCTGTCCAACAACATGGATGCCAAGGCGTCCGACTTGCTCAACATCGCCAACCGGGCAGGTTCGACGGCGAAGCTCTTCGGCCTGTCCGGCGCGCAACTGAATGCCCTGGGCGCCACCTTCCTAGCGCTCAAGACCCCACCCGAGGTGGCGGCCACCGGCATCAATGCGCTGTTGATGAAGTTGGCTACCGCCGACAAGCAAAACGAGAAGTTCCAGCAGGGCTTGCAGGACATTGGGCTGTCCGCTGAGGTCATGAAGAAGATGATCCAGCGCGATGCCCAAGGGGCGCTCACCACCTTCCTGCAGCAAGTGAAGAAGGCCCCGGACCTGATGGGTACGCTGTCGGACCTCTTCGGCATGGAGTACGCCGACGACATCGCCAAGCTGGTGGGCTCGATGGACACCTACGAGAAGGCGGTGGGCCTGGTGGCCGATCAGACGGCCTACGCGGGCTCGATGCAAAAGGAGTACGAGGCGCGCTCGGCGACCACCGCGAACAACCTGCAACTCCTCAAAAATCAGATGAGTCGGCTTGGCATCACGGTGGGCAACGCGCTGTTGCCCGCCTTGAACAGCCTGGTGGGTGCGCTGATGGGGCCTATCGACAGCCTGGCCAATCTGGCCGAACGCTTTCCTGTCGTCACGCAGGTGGTGGTGGGCACTGTGGGTGCGGTGCTGGGATTGAAGGTGGCGACCATCGCGCTGGGTTACGCCTGGACGTTTGTGAAGGGGCCGATCCTGGGTGCCCAGGTGGCGTTTCAGTCGGCGCGTGCGGGACTTGCGCTACTGCAAGTGCAGGCAGCCACGACAGGGGCGAGTGCCGGAATTCTGTCGGTCGCCTGGACACGTATTCAGATCGGTGCCCTCGGTTTGATTGCACCCATCAAGTCGGCGGCGCTGGCCTTTTGGTCGATGTTGCCGGCGATTGGTGCAACGACGGCCGCGCTGCTCGCCAACCCGATCACCTGGATCGTGGTCGGGATTGGTGCGGCGGTTGCCGGTCTGGCACTGGTGATCCGCAAATACTGGGACCCCATTGCCGCATACGTCGGCGGTGTGTTCGAAGGCATCCGGTCAGCCGTGCAGCCAGCCATCACCAGCCTCTCCACAGCACTGGCACCGCTGGCGCAGATTGGGCAGGCGGTGGCTTCCGTGTTCGGTTTCATCGCCGATGCAGTCAGCGGCCTGATCGGCTGGGTGGGCGAACTGCTCGCGCCGGTGACGCTTTCCAAGGATGAATTCGACAGCCTCTCGGCGTCGGGCCAGTCCCTCGGGACGGTGATCGGCAGCGTATTGAGCACGGCTTTTACGGCGCTGACGTTCCCGATCCGTGCCGTGGGCACCTTGGTGGGCTGGGTGATGGAGGGCTTCCGGTGGCTGGTGTCGTTCTCGCCGCTGGCTGCGCTGCAAGCCGCCTGGCAACCTCTCTCGGGCTTCTTCGGGAGTCTATGGGGCGGCGTGGTCAGCGGGGCGCAGTCGGCCTGGCAGCAACTCACTGCGGCACTGGGTTCTATCGCGCCCTTGCAGGCGCTGCAGTCGGTGATGGGGTCGATGCTGACGGCGCTGGGTAATCTGCCCGGCCAGTTCATGAGCCTGGGTAGCGCGATGCTGCAAGGCCTCGCCCAAGGCGTGCGCAATGCCGCAGAGCAGGCGGTGGCGGCCGTGGGTGAGGTCGCCGCCGGGGTGCGTGACCGCTTCAAGGCGATGCTGGGCATCCACAGTCCGTCGCGGGTGTTTGCTGCGCTGGGCAGTGCGCTATCACTCGGCCTGGCGCAAGGGGTAGCGGCGGCCGGGCCGGCGGTGGTGAATGAAGTCGGGCAGTTGGCGCAGTCGCTGCAGGCCGTGCCGTTGTCGCTGGCCAACCCTGAAGTGGTATCGCCAGCACAGGGTCTGCGGCTGCCCTCACCGGAGCGTCCGTCGCTGGGGTTGGCGCTGCCTGCTCAGAGCGATGTGCCCGTGCCAACGCTGCGGCCGGTGTGGGAGGGTACGCCTGCACTGCAACTGCCATCGGTCAAAGATGAGCCTGGCGATGTGGTGGCTCCGGTGCGCACCCAGCCCGTACCGGCAAACGAGCCGCCCGGAGCCGTGGTGCCTGGGGTGACGCCCATGCCGGTGGCTACACCGCCAACTGTGCCGTCCGTGCCGGGTACGCCAGCAGCTCCAGGTGCGCCCTCGATCCACTTCGCGCCGCAGATCACTATCCATGCACCGCCGGGCAGCGACCCGCAAGCCCTGGCCGATCTTCTCGACAGTCGGCTGCGCAGCCTGATCCGCGACGCCTTGCGCGGCTCCAGTGCGGCACTGCACGACTGATCCTTCTATTCCTTGTTGCGGAGGTTCGCCATGGCCGAACGCGTGATGTTGGCCTTGGGGCCATTTCGTTTCGAGATGGGGCACGCCACCTACCAGAGTCTGGCCATGAGCCAGTCCTGGCGCTGGCCCGAGCAGGCCCGTATCGGGCGCGAACCCGCGCTGCAATTTACTGGACGTGAGCCCGCCGAGATCCGGCTGCAGGGGGTGCTGTTTCCGGGGTTCGACGCCGGCTTGGCGCAAGTCGAGGAGATGCGTGAGCTGGCCGACCGGGGGGAGCCGCTGCAACTGGTCGATGGCCTGGGCCGGGTGTGGGGCTCTTGGGTGATCGTCGAAGTGGGCGACACCCGCAGCGTGCTGATGGATGACGGCCAGCCGCGCCGGGTGGGGTTCGAGGTCAAGCTCAAGGCCTACGGCGAGGACGAGACCGTCACCGACTACTCAGGCGGCTGGAGTCCATTCGCGGTGCTTTCAATCATCGATTCGGTGCTCACCGACCCCCTCGGTGCGGTCGATGACCTGCTCGGGTCGTTGCCGGGTCTGCTCAATGGTCTGGGCAACGCCAATGAGATCACGCGGGTGGCGTCCGTTCACCTGGCCCTGAAGGAACTGCTCGCCACCTTCGGCGCCAGCCTCAACGGCCTGCACAGCCAGCTGAGGTCGGCCGGCCTCACGATCCACACGGTCGATCCGCTGGTGCAGCAGGTGATCACGGTCTCCAATGCACCGCTGAGTTCATCTGCCACGCTGTACGCACAGATCACCGCCTTGCTCACCACAATCAACGCACTGTGGACCACCGGCATCCAGATCCAGGCGCGCACCGACCCGGTGCTCTACAGCCAGCGCCACAGCGAGATCGCCGTGGAGCTCATCGCCTTGCTGGAAAAAACCCGCACTGCCCTGGTCTGGTTGCAGGAGGCCTTGCCATGAGCCGCAAGTCGTTCGACCCCCTGGTGGTCACCGCCCGCGAGGGCGAGATGCTCGATGCCCTGGTCTGGCGGCACTACGGCCGCCTCGACGTGCTGCCACTGGTGATCGAGGCCAACCGGCAACTGGCACGACTGCCGGTGGCGCAGATGCTGCGATTACCGGGAGGCACCCCTGTGCTGATGCCTGCGCTCCACGACCAGCCGGTACTGCCGCTGGTACGCAGCTGGTCGTAGAGGAGGAAAACGATGCAACCCACCTTCCTGATCCTTGCCGACCGTACCGATATCACCCGCGCCGTGGCCGACCGGCTGCTCGAACTCGTGGTGACCGACGAAGCCGGCCTGTCCTCGGATGCCTTACGCCTGACGCTGGATGACCGCCGCCGCGCCGATGGGGCGATTGCGCAACTACCCAAGATCGGCACGGTGCTCGAAGTCTCGCTGTCCTACGCTGGCCGCGCCTGGGTGGCGATGGGCAAATTCATCGTCGATGAGATCGAGATCCGCTCGCCCCCAGCGACGCTGTCGGTCTCCGCCAAGGCGGCCGACATGGTCGGGCCGTTTCGCAGTCCCAAGACACGTTCCTGGGAGGCAACAACGCTCGGGGCCTTGGTCAGCGCCATCGCGGCTGAACACCGCTACCAGGCCAAGATCGATCCCGAACTCGGTGCCATCGCCGTCCCGCATCTGGACCAGACGGCCGAGTCGGACATGGCGCTCTTGACACGTCTCGCAGCCAAGCACGACGCCGTGGCCAAGCCCGTGGCGGGATTTCTGGTGCTCGCCCGCCAGGGCGCGGCCAAGACCATCACCGGTCAGGCGCTACCGACGCTACAGCTGGAACCTGAGCAACTGGCGCAGTGGCGCTACCAGCACAGCGCCCGCAAGCCGGCTGGCACAGGTAGCGCCCAGGGAGAAAACGGCCAGTCGCCCCCGCAGGTCAGCACCGGCGGCACCAAGGCCTACTGGTGGGACTTCGAGAAAGGCGAACGCCAGGAAGTGACCACCGGATCACCGCCCTTCGAGGAAATCCGCTACGTCCACGCCACCGAAGCCGAGGCCAAGGCGGCAGCGGCCACCCGCAAGAACACCGGCGAACGCGGCCAGGGCGAACTCTCGTTCAGCCTGCCGGGCGATCCAAGGCTGGCGGCAGAAGGCCGACTGTCCATCAATCTGCGCCCCGGTATCCCCACGGACTGGCGCATCAAGCGCGTCGAGCACCGCCTGGGTAGCCAGGGCTATACGACGCAGGTCGAGTGCGAGCGCTTCACCGCCGCCCCCGTTCCCATCACCCAATCTGAGTAAGGAGGCCACCGTGCCTGAAAAAGATCCTTCGACCTACGGCCTGATCACCTACCTGTGGGTGACGGGACTGGCCGCCTGGGGTGGCCTGGTGAGTTTCTACCGCAAGGTCAAATCTGGCGAGACCCGCGTCTTCAATGTGGTTGAGCTCATCGGTGAGATCGCCACCAGCGCGTTTGCTGGCCTCATCACTTTCTGGCTGTGCGAGGCCGCGCAGCTCGATCCCCTCGTCACGGCGGCACTGGTAGGTGTCTCGGGCCACATGGGGAGCCGGGCGCTGTACCAGTTTGAGCGCTGGGCGCAGACGCGTCTGGGGACTTCCACCGATAACAAGGAGCGGCCATGAACGCCATCGAACAGATTCTGAATGACATCCTGCGACGCGAAGGCGGCTACGTGAATCACCCGGCCGACCGGGGCGGGCCGACGAACTTCGGCATCACGGCGCAGACGCTGGGCAGCTGGCGCCAGCTCGGTCGTCCGGCAATGGCCACTGAAGTGCAGGCGCTGACTGAGGCCGAAGCCCGTGCCATCTACCGCCAAAAGTACATCACTGCTCCGGGGTTCGAAGCCGTCACGCATCCAGCGCTGCTGCATCTGCTGGTCGATGCCGGCGTGCATTCCGGGCCGAAGCGCGCAGTGCAGTGGTTGCAGTCGGCGCTCGGTGTCATGGCCGATGGCGTGATCGGTCCCCAGACCCGCGCCGCACTGGCTGCCGCCGACCAAGGTGTGCTCTACGGCAAGGTGCTGGGCCAGCGCCTGCGTCACCTCGGGCGGCTGATCACGAACGACCCCAAGCAGTCGGCGTTCGCCGCTGGCTGGATGAACCGGATGGCAGAGTTCGTGGAGGGCACGGCATGACCCCGATCCTCACCACCTTGGCCCCGGGCCTGCTGGAAGCTGGCAGTCGGCTGATCGACCGCCTGGTACCGGACCCCACCGAGCGGGAAAAAGCCAAGCTCGCGCTGCTGCAGGCCGAAGGGCAGCTGGCACTGCAGGAGATGCAGACCAGCCTGTCGGCAATTCTGGCTGAAGCCAACTCGCAGGACCCCTGGACCAGCCGGGCACGGCCGACGTTTTTGTACGTGATCTACGGCGTGATTCTGCTGTGCGTGATGGGCGCCATCATCGGCATCTGGTGGCCGACGCACGTCTTCCAGGCAGCGGAGAACCTGAACAAACTGCTGGGCGCGGTGCCCGAGAGCCTGTGGTGGCTGTTCGGTGCTGGCTACCTGGGCTACACCGGGGCGCGCAGCTTCGACAAGTGGCGTGGGCCGGCCCGCTGATCGGTGCTGCCCGGCACGACAATCTGAAACGACGATCCCCCGATCTCACTGCCTTTACGGGTGGTGGGGTCGGGGGATTTTTTGCGTTTGTGGTGTCCGAGACTTCTTGGCGTTGAACGGCTTCCATTGAATCCGTGTCAACCATGGTGTAAACTGACAACCCCTGTGACAACCAGGGCGGCAAGCTTGCTGGGCAACCAACCTAAGGAGAAAACGCGTGAAAATGACCAAAGCGCCTGTTTATTACGCACTGGCTCAAGCGCAGTTTAATCCCGTGGCTGCCATGGCAAAGTACGTCGACGAGATTCAAGACATCCTGCGCCGAGAGGGGTATACCCTTTTTGAGCCGCAAGAAATCACGCAACTGCAGTTCGTGGGGGCTGCTGGACAAGCGCCGACTAATCCCGAGTTAATGAAGGTTACCAATTGGCTAATTTCAAAGGCTGATCGGACTGCTGGTTTTATTTTGGGCTCATCCTCTCTGGCCTACCACACCACTCATTATGAAACTCGGCACGAGTTCTTGCCGGAGCTGGCGCAGGGATTGCAAGCTGTTCACAAAGTGGTTTTTTTGGATCACATTGCTCGGCTGGGCCTGCGTTATCTAGATGCAGTGATTCCCGGCGAAGGCGAGCAGGTTTCGCAGTATTTGGCAGATGGTTTGCAAGGCGTATCCTTCGGTGCAAAGCAGCGTTACGCGATGAGCGAGTCTGTTTTTGAGACAGAAACAGGGCCGCTGGTCAAATCAGGGACTTTGGTTGCGCGTGTGTATCGCGCGACATCTCCTCTTGGCTATCCGCCAGATCTGATTCCTCACGGGCTTCAGCCAATGCATCGCTTCCAGAGAAGCGACACGATCTCCCACGCCGTGATTGATACCGATCACTTTGTTGAAGGCAGAATGCCTATTGATTTTGAGCAGACCAAGGAGCAGTTGGCGTCGCTGCACACGGGAATCAAGCAATCTTTCGAGGCAACCATTACGCCTTACGCTGTAGAAGTCTGGCGCTGATTGGGAGAGGGTTGAATATGTATGCAAACCACACTGTGGGTATAAATCCACTACTGCCTTTGCGCAGCGCTGCACAGACCGTTTTTGTAATGATGCTTGTAGGCACCGGTAGTGCTTATGGAATGGATCGCTTGGACACGTGGCGGCCGCACCTTCAACACCGAGTTTCGTTTATTCCAGAAGCAGGTATTCAGGGTAATGGTTCTGAACGGATTGACGTTCGCACTCCGCTTGAGCATCTAGAAAACATCCGCACGGTATTGAACCCTGCTGTTTCAGACTTGGCATCTGTTTTTGATGTTTCGAGACAGGCTATTTACAAGTGGTTGTCGAGCGACTCGAGGCCAGAGCCTGAAAAGTTGGCACGTGTTCAGGCGCTCAGTCAGATCGCTGACGCTTTCAAAGATGCTGCTGTGGTACGTGCCGGCAGCCTTCTGAAAATGAAGACCTTCGGTGATCGGTCTCTCATGGACATCGTAAAGGCCGGAGCTGATTGGCATGAAGCCGTTGGCATCTTGATTGCCGAGTCGCGTGCGATGGAAAGCGCCTATGAGCGATCTGGGCTAGCCAAATCCAAAGCAAAGCCAACTTCAGATTGGCAGACCTCTCAGTCAATTCCCGCGTCGCGCGAAGATGTATAAGGGAGAACTATGCTCGGACGTGACACGCCTTGGAGGCAAGGCAGCCTAATTGCCCAGGCGGACGCCATCGCGGCCGGCTTATTTGATGAGGCATCTGCGGACCTCAAGCGGGCTCTTGTCATTACGCACGACTGTGATCTGCCGAATGACAGAGAGCTTGAAGTCGAGGTTATGGTCGGAGATGTGGTCGACAAACTGAACAAGCAGTTTGCGCGTGCTCGTAATGTTCGGCGCCTCCACTTGGCATTCGATACGCCGTCTGGCAACCAGCAGTTCATTGACCTGCAGATAACAGCCAAGCAATCCATCTCCAAATCGCTGATCGCCGGCGCCAAGCCAGACAGTGACTGGGTCCTGTCGGACGAAGAGAAACGAGCCCTCAAGCAATGGCTGGCTGCACGCTACGGTCGCCCAGCTTTCCCGAACGCGTTTGAGACGCATCTGCGCAAAAATGTCAGTAAGAAAGAGACAGTAGAAGATCGACTCGGAAAAGCTCTTGAAAAAGTGAGCGCTCATTTGGTCGGGGTGTTTTTTGACTTGGGTGAAAACCGCGCAGCGGAACTCACGGATGGAACGCCTTACGACCTGAGGATTACTGTTGTCTATGACGCCAGTGAAGGTGGACAGCCTGCGAGATTGGCTGCTGAAGACGTGGTCTCTGAGATTAGGGAGATTTTCCAGTCGGCTTATGGCCCTCCAGATGCAGCAACTGAGATCGCTCTGGAATCTTGCGAAGCAGTAGCCGACCTTCGATTCCCACTATCGGATCTTCGTAAAGTGGATCAGTGGCGTGCCGAATACATCAGCCTGCGCCAAGACCCGCCAGAGTCGTTCCTGGCTGTCGGCGAGATGCCTGCGTAATGGTTTCCGGGGTAACTGAAGTCCTGGGCATCACCAGCGCAGGGCACTTTTGGCAGGAGGTGGTGCTCCCGAACGTGCTGCACTACCGCCAGCATCCAACGGCCAGGGAAGCCTTCAACTTGGCGGCTTCGCTGTGGCACCTGATCGACTGGATCTCCGAGGACCCACGCTTGAACCCTCAACACCAGCAGAAGTCCAATCTTCAAGCCGCCTTGCGCCAGCAGTGCCCAGCCTTGGGGGTGATGCACGACATCACCACGCTGTACAAGCACGCTCGAATGACCAAGCCGCAAGGCAAAGTGGCGGCGACAGACGTTGAGATGCTGGGGGCCACGTTCTACTTCGGGCCGGGTGGTCCGGTTTCTGAACACCCGGCTGAGTACATCGTGACCCTGGAAGGAGGAGAGCAGCGCCCCTTGAACGAATTGTTCGAAGAGGCGCTGAGATTTTGGGATGGCTACTTCCGCGCTGATGCGGCGGGCCTGCAGGTCACGCGATAGCCGCCACCCGAGGTGCGCTTATGTTGGCTGCGACCGGCCGCCGGCCCACGACATTCCCCACCACATTAACCGCCTCGAGCATCGCCTGCGGCGACAGGTGTGCGTAGCGCATCGTCACCTTCGGGTCGTGGTGGCCGAGGAGCTTTTGCACCTCGTACAGCGACCGCCCTGCATTGACCAGGAAGCTGGCGTAGCTGTGGCGCAGGTCGTGCAACCGCACCTCGCCCAAGCCCACCTTCTTCCGGATCGAGTCCCAGGCGTAGAAGATCGACACCGGTGGCTTCTTCGTCTTCGGGTTGAAGAACACCCAGGGGATGTCGTCTTGCCGGGGAAGCGCCTGCAGCAACTCGATGGCCGCATCCGACAGGGGAATGTGACGCGGCTTCTTCGACTTCGACCGTGCCGCCGGCACCGTCAGCATCCGGCGGTTGAAATCGATCTCGTCCCACCGGGCGTCCAGAACCTCGCGCTTGCGCGCCCCGGTGTAGAGCAGCAGCCGGATCACCTGGCCCACCTGCACATTGCGGTTGGTGTCCAGCTCGTCAAACAGCCGCTGCACCTCGTCGGTGGTCAGGTACCGCTCCCGGGCACCGTGGTCCTCAAAGGGCTCCACGCCATCGCAGGGGTTGCTCTTGGGCGGCAGGATGTCCCAGCGGATCGCGCAGTTGTAGATGAACTTCATCAGCACGATCATTCGGTTGCAGGTCCCGGCGGCGTAGCCTTTCTCGAACACCGTGTGGTGGAAGGCCACCACATCCGAGCGGGTGATGCGGTTCATCCGGAAATCGGCAAACACCGGCAGCAGGTGATTGCGCAGCATCGTCTCATCCGTCTCCCAGCTGCGCTTGCGGGTCTTGGCGTAGGGCAGATACCGCTCGGCCACGAAAGCACCAAAGGTCGGCACATCCTTGAACCGGTGGCTCTCCACCTTGGGGTCGCCACCCTCGGTGACCATCTGCTTCATCTGGTGCGCCTTGGCCCGGGCGTCCGCAAGCGCTATCTCATCGACCCGGCCGATGTTGTTCATCCGCACCTTGCCCGCCGCATCGCGGTAGCGGAAATAAAACGTCGCCCCGCCGCTGGCGCGGTGCTCCAGCATGAACCCCTTGATCTCCGTGTCGAAGTAATACACCCCACCGGAGGCCGGAACACGGCCGGGCAAGGTGGCCAAAAACTCCGTACTCAATGCTTGTGCTGGCATGGTCTTTCTCCTCTTACAACGTGAGGCCATACTACGATACAATGCGCCGCAAAAGACATAAAAAGCATCTAAACAAGCATATATAATCGCCAATCAAAACGCAAAGGAGTCGACCATGATCGACGGAAGACAAGTCCGGGCTGCCCGGGCGATGCTGGGCTGGAGCCGGGAGGAATTGCTCGATGCCTCGGGCATCTCCATGTCGGCGCTACTGCGCATGGAAGGCAACATGGCCGACAGCTGCAGCTCGACACTGAACAAAGTGGTCAAGGCCCTGAGCCTGGCCGGCATCGAATTCGTGACCCGGGACGACGGGGCCATTGGGGTGATCCTGAAGGCACAAAACCTGCCCAAGCCGCCACAATAGACAGACCAGCACCCCCAGCTGGAAAGCAACAAAAGCCACCCAAGGAGCAACAAAGGGTGGCTTTTATGCTTGATGGGATCGGTTGGTAGGAAGTTGGTACGTCGGATTGGCTGTAAAAGGCGTCTATTTGGGTAGTAAGCGCGGCTAAGTCTTTGAAAACACAAAGGAAATATCCGATAAGACTGAAAATCTGCCTTTTGCAGTAGGAAACTGGTCGGAAGTCGGCGTTTTGAGGGCTTCAAAATGCGCGTAAGTCTTTGATGTGTAAAGGGGTTGGTGAGTAGCTGGCTGTTATGCTCACTACTGGTGTGGATAACTTCACCGGTACGTCTGGCAACGACACGTTCAGCGCAGATAACACGGGCGCAACGGCAGTCCTGTCCTCAGCTGACGTATTGAACGGCGGCACGGGCGATGACACCCTGAACGTCTACTCCGCTGGTACCGCATTCAACCTGCCGGCCCTGACCAGCATCGAGACGCTGAACGTCTACGACCAAACTGCTGACCAGAGCATCGCTGCTGCCAACTTCGCGAGCGTGACTACCGCCAACCTGATTCGCGGCGATGGCGCAATGACCCTGACCGGTGGCGCAAACCTCGCAACGGTAGGCGTTTCCGACGTTGCAGCTACTGGTGCTGGTGCTGAGGCTGGTATCGTTCTGGCCTTCGAAGCCGCACGCACCTCCGCAACGGTCAACCTGAATGGCGTTACCGCTGCCGGTAACGATAACGACGAAAACATCGACATCAATGGTGCTGCCCTGACCACGGTCACTGTGAATACGACCGGCACGGCTTCTTCTTTTGACGTGCTGGACGTTGCCAGCGCAACCGCCATTACCATTGATGCAGGCGCCAAGCTGACCGTGACCTCCCTGGAAACCGGTGCTACTGCCGCTGCCTTGACCATCACGGGTGCTGGCGCTGTGAATCTGGGCACACTGGACACCGCCATCGATACCGTAACGGCTACCGCCGCAACCGGTGGTCTGACTGCCGCCATTGGTGCAGAGGTTGATACCGTTGTCACCCTGGGTTCCGGCAACGACGTGATCACCGTCGGCACGACTGACGCGTTGGTTACTGCCAATACGCTGTCCGTTGATGCAGGTGCCGGCACCGCCGACGTTCTGGTCATCACCGAAACGGCTGATGTCGATACCGCTGCCGATGCTGCTCGTTACAAAAATTTCGAAATCATCCGCACCGCCGACTCGGTGAACATGGGTCTGGTTGCTGGCGTTACCGCGCTGCAAATCACCGGTGGTACTTCCGAGACGTATTCCAACCTGACGGCTGCTCAAGCTGGCAACATCACCTTCCAGGCTGCCAATACCACCTCCACCATCTTCACCCTGGCTGATGCTTCTGGCACGGCTGACGCCATCACGATCAATTTGGCATCGACCACGGCTACCACCGACGTGGATGTTGTTGGTATCAGTGTTGCTAACATTGAAACGGTGACCTTCAATGCGACGACCGGCACCAACACCACCGGTGATACCGCGATTGGCTTCTTGGCGAATAGTGCTGATTCGGTCTCCAAAATCAATGTGACTGGTACCTCCGATGTCACTTTGACTGTTGCAGCCAACACGCTTGACGTTGTTGCGGTGAACATCGATGCATCAACGATGACGGGAACTGCCGACTTCACCCTGGTACAAACCTCTGATTTGGTGGCCGGATCAACTGTGACCGGCACCCTGAATGCTGACACAATCGCATTGGGTACAACGCGTGGTTCGACCTACAACGGTGGCGCTGGTGATGATGCCTTCAGCGGTGCGCTTGCTGTGCTGGTTGCCACTGGCACGAATGACACCAAAGTCAATGCCGGTACGGGTACCGATACGCTGACCCTGACCGACACCACCACTACGCTGGATGACAACCACTTCACGTTTGTCACCGGTATGGAAAAGCTGGCCCTGTCGAACACCGTGGGCGATCTGTCGATCACGACCGGTTCTGCGTTCAACGCTGCATTCGCCACCGGTGCAACAATCACCACCGGTGTCATGGCTGCAACCAAGGATGTCACCCTGAACGCGGGCCTGAGCAATGTCGCTATCAATCTGACGATTGATGCAACCAGCTTGGTGGGTACTGCAGCTGAAGCCCACGTTATCTCGACGGGTTCCGGTGCAGATACGGTCACCTTCACGGGTGATGTCACCTACGTGGGTGTCAACAGCGCCGCTCAAGGTACCATCGCGATCTCGACGGGTGCCGGTAACGACACCATCTCCGTCACAGTGGGCACGCTGCTCGCAAGTACAGCCGGTCAGTTTGCGACCATCACTGCCGGTACCGGCGCTGACAGCATCACCAAAGTGGGCGTGAACAGCACGACCGCAACGTCGGTTGCTCACTTCGTGATGGCTGCAGGTGATTCGACCACGACGGCTTGGGACAGCATCACCGGCTTTGATGTGTCTGACGGCACCGCGCTGTCCGATGGCTTGGACTTTGCTGGCACGGCTGCGGTCGGTACCCTGGCAACGCATCTGGACTTCGGCACCATCCTGTCGCACAGCATCACCGCTGGTGTGGCAACGTTTGATGACGCTGCTGCCTACAATGCTGCTGTTGTCATCAACGCGACCAACCTGGCGGACGTGGTGGGCTACCTGGCCCTGAACACTGCGACCAACGATGTCGTTGCGTTTGCCTACGACAGCGATGCTAGCGGCACGGCTGATGCGACCATGGTCTTCCACAACGGCGCGACCGATTCGCTGGTGCTGCTGGTTGGCGTTACCGGTGTTGATGCGGTTGTTGATACCAACGTCGCAGGTGCAAACGATCTGTTCATCGCCTAATCTCCCTCGGAGACAAGCCCGTTCCCCACGGGCTTGAGGTGAAAGCCATTGAAACCCCTGCGACTCCGGTTGTAGGGGTTTTTTAGTTTCTGCAGGACTCAAAAAACCGCCCCGAGGTTTCCCAAGGGGCGGTTTTTGTTTCGGCTAAGTGAAAATAGGGGACAGACCACGGTTTTCATGAGAACCCTGTCCTTCTCACGAGGGGCGGGGTTTTTTACGTTCAAAGCAAGCGGTGCAAACAAAACAAAGAGACCAAGAGCGACACCCAAAGCAACTGCGAGCGGCTGCACCCAACGACTTGCGTAGCGAACAATCCCGAGCGCCATGTGTTCGCATCCAATGCGCAAAGCGAAGCAAATCCGCAGCACTTGCGCATCACTTTTGCAGCGTTGAGCCGTACAACGCAGCCACCGATGGTGGGCCAATTGAGCGAGCTGTTGGCGGTGGCCACGCCTGGTCAAGCGGTGCAAAAAATACTACCAAAAGCACATATTTCGCTCC